GCGACTGAAAATGACTGACAAGGCGTTCCTCCGGCCAGAAGGTCGATTGCTCCCAAGTTCCATTCTTCATATTTTGTCATGTCCCCGAGGTTTGGCACGTGGGGCCAATGGTAAGCCAGGACGGCGGACGGGAACTTTTCCACCTCGGCAAAAGCTGCGGGCTGCCAGCCCAAAGGCTCCCACGCCACGCTGGCGGCTTCGATGCCGCTGCATACGGAGAGATAACGCAAAGGAAACATTTCTTGCGCGGCAATGCGCTGTCCAATCCATGCCATGCAAGGCACCGCCATGGAATTGCCCAAGGCTTTGTAGCGTGGGCCGTCCGGGCATTCGGCAGCCGGCTTTCCCCGCCAAGGGATAAGCGTGTGATCGTCTTGAAAGCCTTGCAGCCTTTCGCATTCTCGAGGCGTAAGGCGGCGGACGGCCATACCGACACGCGCAAACTGGTAGTTGTGCTCCGCGCCAGACCGCAATGCCTGCGCTGTCGGGTTTTCCATGTTGCCGCCGCCGCTGGCCCATTGGACTTGGGCGACATCCGGCGCAAGCACAGTCGGCACACCATGTCCACGCCCCTCCTCGGACGATAGCGTTGGCGATGTTCCGCCAGTTCCGTGGACACGAACTCGCTGGGGTAATTCGGGAGTCATGCAGCCAACGGCAATGACGGTGTCTTGGTCGCCTTTATCCGCATCTGCGGAAAGCGGAGCAACCACCTCGCTCGGTGCTTCATCTTTTCCTCTCGTAAAATGCGAAGGCTTAAACGCCACGGCCTCGCCCACCACATTGCGAAGTTGAAACACTGACCCTTCGTTGGTGTAAGTGCGTTGCTCGTTGGCGCAAATGGCCGCTGCCGGATCGTTGGACATGATGCGTTTCATTTCTTTTTTCGACTAATCCTTGTCAAAAGATCTCTGTGCGTATGGACCCAAAATACCGCCGCGCCCGCGGTGGCCACGTCCGCTGGGGTGACGGCGTTGTCGCTGCACGTGCCCAAGGGCGCCATGGTTTGCAGGGCGTTCATCACCTCTGCGGGGTCCATCCCGTTTTGCTCGATGTAAAATTCAAGACTGTTCATTGATCACTTTCATTCCGGTTTCCAAAACGTCTTGGCCCAGCATTCCAACTTCTTCAATGCTGCCCAGCCGCTCATCGGCGCATTGGTGGAAAAAAACGCTCTTATTTCTAATAAAAGCTAAAACTTGATTGTCCTGGTTGACCCATATGTGCCGGACGCCACAAGCGATTAAATCACCCACCGACAATTCGCCGCTTATCCAATCTGGGTCCGGTTGCGGATTCATAGGCAAGACGCCCTCACTTCGGTAATGACCCCGTCCAGCTTGGCAATCTTGGCCCGGATTTCCTTGGCCTTTTCGCGGCCCTCGTCGGTCCATTCCGTTTGCCAAGGCGTTGATCCTTTGCGCTGGCGCCACCTGTCGTCGGCTTTCATTCGCTCCAGTTCGCTTTGTAAGGCCGCTTTCTTTTCTTTGGCCTCCCAGACGCTCAAGGGTTTAGTCGAAAGCCCAGAGGCCCCATTCCGCGCAAACGCGGTGCCATTGCGGTTCTCGTTGGCTTTCCACCGTTCCCCAAAGGCCTTGAGCGCGTTGCGCCAGTTCCGCATGGGCGTTCCGTCCTTGGCGGTCCATTCCCCGTCTGGACTGATTGGTCTGGCTTCGCATTCATTCCAGAAGATCTCGGCCAGCCTTGCCTCGACGCCCATCATGCTGGCGGCGGTCTGCACCTCCTCGAGCGTGGGGCTTTGGATTACATTAGATTTCTTTAGATTACCTTTCCTTACATTAGGTAGAGCACCAGCTTGAGCGTCTGCTTGAGCGTACGCTTGAGCATCTGCTTTCTTGGCCTTACCCCCGCGGCTGCCCCGCTCGCGCATGGTCTTGGCAAACTCCTCGGCTTTAGTGGGATAGTGAAAGACAAGCAAATCGTCCCCCAGCCAATTCCACAGCATGGTCTGCTTGCTGACCTCCTCGAGGGTCACGCCGGCCACCTGTTGCCATTGCCTGTCCTTCCACCCGCGGCAAGAGCGGATGATGCCGCTGTTTTCCTGGTCCGCGCAAAAGGCCAGCAGGCAAAGCCACGTGGCGCGGTCCACCGGATCGGCCCCCAGAAAGTCTGGGGACCGGAGCACGGCGATTTCAATGTTGAGATGTTTCATTTGAGTAAGTCTTTCAGTTCGATTTCCAAGCGGGCATCCCCGCTCCGGGCTTTGGTCACAATCAGTTGGTCGATCAGCGCGTCATCCTTGAGCCAGCCGGCGGGGACCAAGCAGTCCAAGACGCCCTTGGCCAGATTGTCCACGTCCGGCCTCACGCCGTGGGTTTTCTCGAGCGGCCTTGCCTTCACCGGTGCGAACCAAAAGCGGATCGTCACCAAGACAGGCCAATCGATGGGTTTGCGCGGGGCGTGCCGGCGCAGTTCCGCGGTGAGCTTGTCCTTGGCGTCCTGCACCTTTTTCTTGGTGTAGAACATGACCCTGCCCCCGCGGACCATGACGCCCTTTTGCTGGGCGGTCACGGTGTCCGGCTGGCCCTGGATGACGGCCTTGATCATTACGCGCCCCCCTTGATGCGGCGGGCCGCCCATCCCGGCGGTGCGCCAATGTCCAGCAAGGCTTGAAACAAAACGGGGTCCTCGACCTCGTCACGCTGGGCCAGCAGATCATCGAGGTGCGGCCACCGGCGGGAAACCTTGCGCTCGGCAAAGAATTCCCACCAGACGATGCGGGCCGCAGCATAACGCTGCGGAACCGGCAAGGTGTCCAGACGCTCCCGCCATTCCTGGGGGGCCACGCCGGCCCCCCAGACAAACTTGCTGTTTTGCGAAGTGGCCCTGCTCATACGCCCACCCCCCGGTAAACAGGCAGCAAACAGGCGTGGCTGGATTTGCGCTTGGCGTTGGTCACGCCCACCCGCTGGATGATGCCCTGCTTGATCGCGGCCAAAAACCGCCCGCCCATCGCCCCAGGGCGGGGTGGATCACCCACCCACGCCCGCACGTCCTCCGCGGTGAATTCCGCGCCGGACCGCGCCATGGAAACGATGAGACTGTCGGCCTCGGACTTCCACTGCTCCGGTGTCGCTTGCTCCACCAAGGCAATGGCCTCGTCGCGTAGTTCGGTGCCGGTCATAGCAACGCCTCCGCTTGTTTCTGCATCCACGCCGGCAAGCCGATGACCGTGATGTCCTCGGTGAATCCGGGCCAGTTGTTCTTCGCCGTGCATTCGCGCACCCGGGCCAAGTCGCGCTGATACTCGGCGCGTCCCAGTTCGATGGCGTCTTGCGAGAGCGAGTAAACCGCGCACGCATAGGGAGGCTCTTTCTCGACCACGATAAAGACGAAGTCGGACTTGTCGATCCCCACCAGACGGCAAAGATCGATGTAATAGGCGGCCTGCACGTGGTAGCGGAATTTGCCAAGGCTCCGCTCGAATTCCTGCGGGTCCGCGGACGCCGAGGTCTTCAAGTCGGGTATGACACTTCCGCCCACCAGGGCATCGAGACGCGCCTTGCGGATCGTCCCGTGCTCATCCTCCGCGAAGAGGCACTGCTCGGTCTTCGCGTTGTGCAAGATGCGCTTGGCCATCGGATGCGCCCAGACCGAGCGCACCATCCCGTGGATCTGGTTTGCCTCGTCCTGGGTGATGATCGGTGCGGTCTGCTCCGCCTTCCATGCCTTCCCCTCTTTGGTGGTGAAGAGCATGCCCTCGGGCTTGACCACAAACGCGCCGGCCATGGTGTCCGGTTCGAGCACGGCCCGGTGGACCATGCTGCCCAGCCGCATGGCGGGCGTCTGCTCGTTTTCGACTAATCCATCACGGCGGGCCTTGTAATGCGCCGGCGTGCGGGGTGCGGCAATCCAATCCAGATCGCTCTTGCTGATGCCATCCGCTCGGCGGTAGGCCGCCTCGGCCATGGTAAGTACTCCGGTTTCCATTAGAGCAGTTCCTCCTGTTGGATTTGGTTGGAGAGGTTGGCGATGTCCTTGACCATATCGACAATCGAATCCGGCTCGGCCTGGGCCTCCATGATTTCCGGCGCATCGGGAAGGACCAGGTTGCTGGCCACTTCGCGTCCGCGGGCTTGTTTGATCGGCTGGTAATCGCTGACCTCCTCGGTGATGCCCACGCCCTTGATCGCGTCTGGGAAGCTGTCGCGCAGGGCGAAGCTACGGGCACGCATCTGGAGCATCCGCTTGGGATACGCGGTCCAAGGACCGCTCCTTCCCCACAGCTTGGCCCGCTTGGCGTCTTCCTCGGAAAACGTGCGAAGCGTCAGCTTGGGGTTCTTGTCTTCGCGGCGGATGAAACGCCACACCTTGCACACCGCGGTGTTGGTTTCCGCCACGTGCGTTTCCTCGATGCCGCCCCAAAGCGGATGAGCCATGGCCAGCGCCAACGCGCCATCGCCAAAGAGGGAAGGACGCCCGTTGATCACGGCAATCGTTTGCAGGCTCTGCATCGGCGGAAGGCCGATCTCAAGGCCGCACTGAATGGCCACCATGACCTGCTCCGGTGTCTGGAAACTGGAAGGAGCCAGACCGGAGTTGACGATAGCGCGGCAAAAACGCGCCATCTCATCAAAGCTGCGAAGCTGGACCCCGCTTTGGTTGAGCGCAATATCCACGCGCTTGGTGTCTTCTTTAAGGGCCAAGTCGCTCATTTGGTCACCCCTTTCTCTTCGAGGATTTCCGCCAGACGGCGCGGATTGGATGCCCAAGCGACCAGCCGCCGGAAAGTGACCGTGGCTTTGACTTCGTCACGGTAGGTTTCCAGCTTGCCCGTCTCTTGGTTGCGGCGGCGGAGCGCCGGCAACTCGACCTTTTCGGTCACGCCACGCCACGCCTGGAAGCGGGCAAACTCCAAGGCGCACGGTTTGGCCTTGCGCGTCATCTTGGTGCCGGCCTCGTTGTACTCATCGTAGGCCGCCACGTGTTCGGGGTTTTTCCGGTCCTCGAAAAAGAGGCCCGGATGACGCAACGCCAAGTCACGCAAAGCGTGAGCAAAGAGTTGCATCTGGGTGTCTTCTGTGTTCATTTTTCTTTCGGTTCTGTAGTCATTGGCCGGCCATCGGGGGACGCTCCGGTGGCCGGTTTTGTTTTCGGTGCGCGTCCCTAAATCCTTGTCTTGCGGTTTTGTTCGCGGCGAAGCAGCCAGCGGTGCCAGCGATGATCCTGGTCGGCGCAGTCGTAGCCGCGCACCCAGCCCACCGAGTACGCACCGACAACGGCGCACAACGCCATGAAGGTCAGCATGGTGATGATGTAGTAGTCCATATGG